TTTTCTAAAAAACACATTAGATGAAGGTTATATGGGAACCGAAGAGTCAATTTTTAGTATTATGTGTTATACTCATTCAGATTTAATTAATTATTTTGAAATTGAGTCAAACGGATTGTTTGGTAAGTTTTTTGAAGATTTAAAAAATAACGAACTAAAAGTTAAATCTGAAAGTAAAATATCTGCTGTTAACAATTTAGATACTAATAAAGTTGGGTTATATGTTATTACATTTAATAGTCCAAAACAATTCAAAACTTTAATTGATTCTATGTTGGCATACGATAAGGATTATCTTAATAAGACAACAAAATTCTTATTAGATAATTCATCTGATACCTCAACTTTTGAAGAGTATAGTAAACTTTGTATTGAATATAATTTTGAACATATTAAGAAAGATAATTTAGGAATTTGTGGTGGTCGTCAATGGATTGCGGAACATTTTCAAAATGAAACTGAGTTAGATTTTTACTTATTTTTTGAGGATGACATGTTTTTTTATCCAAACGAAGGTAAAGTATGTAGAAATGGTTTTAACAGATATGTTCCAAACTTATACAGTAAAACACTTCAAATTGTTAAAAAAGAAAATTTTGATTTCCTTAAACTTAATTTTAGTGAGTTTTTTGGTGATAATGGAACCCAATGGGCTTGGTACAATGTTCCCCAAAATGTTAGACAAAAGTATTGGCCAGGTAAAAATAGATTACCTGAACAAGGTTTAGACCCCAACGCTCCAAAGGCGGTATATGATTCAGTTAGAACACATCAAGGTGTACCATATGTAACAGGTGAAGTTTATTACTGTAATTGGCCTCAGATTGTGAGTAGAACTGGTAATCAAAAAATGTTTTTAGACACAACATGGGGACATCCTTTTGAACAGACATGGATGAGTCATATGTATCAATTAGTTAAAGAAGGTGAATTATATCCTGGGTTATTACTTATGACACCAACCGAACATGATAGATTTGACCATTATGAAAGAAGTTTAAGAAAAGAGTCATAACAATATATTTATTGTTATGGAATTTTACATAAAACAAAACGCAACTCTTCCTGTATTAAAGATGCAGGTTGTTAAAGATGGTAGAGCTGGTTTTCTACAACTAATGGAAGATTTAGCGGTTTCTACAATTTATTTTACAATGATAGATGTAGAGACGGGAATTCCTAAAATAGTTTCAGCCCCATGTGGTATCGTACCACTAATATTACCTGTTGGTGCTACTCCTGAATATTATGTATATTTTCAATTTACCGCTAGAGATACAAACACGCCAGGTAGATACCAAGGTCAATTCTTAATTAGAAATGATGAAGGTAACCTAATCTTACCAATCAGAGAAGAATTATATATTAACATACAAGAAAGTTTTATTTCAGAAACTGCGTGTTGTTAATTTGATTAGTCAGTTTTTTATTTTATATTTGTAGTAGAAGGTAAATTTCACGATAGTGTGAAAGCTAATAAACCAACTATATAAATTATGATATCAAACGAAGAAATAGAATCATTCTTACACGGGAATGACCCCGAAGAATTTATAGTCGCTATTGAGTACGACTATCGTGAAAACTGCATTTACAAAATTAAAGAGATTCCTAGTAAAGGAAAAGAAATCCGTAAGGATACATTTACCCCATTTGCTTGGGTAGGTGACCTACGTGGTATTAACTTTTACGGTAACTCAAAAGCCGCTCAGAAAGAAGCCATGACTAAACATGGTATTATGATTGATAAGTTGGAAACCCATGGTAATGAAAGATTACAGAATGGTATGACTTTCATGGTTAAATCACTCAAAGGATATAGAGAACTTATTCAATTCTTTAGAGAGGGTGGTTGTGACCCATGGGGTGAAAAAACAAAAGACAAAGTAATGGTTCTACCTCCTGTAGAACAATATTTAATTTCCAAAGAAAAAAGATTATTTAAAGGGTTTGAAAGTTATGAAGAGGTAACCAGACTTGTATATGACTTAGAGACGACCGCTCTTGAACCAAAGGACGGTCGTATCTTCATGATTGGAATTAAAACAAATAAAGGATATCACCGAGTTATTGAGTGTGTGGATGAAGCGGAAGAAAAAAACGCAATCATTGAATTCTTTAAAGTAATTAATGAATTAAAGCCAAGTATAATTGGTGGGTATAACTCAGCAAACTTTGACTGGCATTGGATTTTTGAAAGATGTAACATATTGGGAATAGACCCAAAGAAAATATGTAAGTCATTACATCCTGACCATTCATTTACAAGAAAAGATAGTATGTTGAAACTTGCAAATGAGGTTGAGACCTTTACCCAAACTTCTATTTGGGGTTATAATGTAATTGATATTATCCACGCTGTTCGTAGAGCTCAGGCAATTAATTCAAGTATTAAATCTGCGGGGTTGAAATATATCACCCAATACATTAATGCTGAAGCACCTGACCGTGTATATATTGACCACTTAGATATCGGACCATTCTATGTAAAAAAAGAAGACTTTTGGTTAAACACTCAAAATGGTAAGTACAAAAAAGTTGGTGTTGATTCTAAGATTGACGAAGCGTGTTCAAAACGTTCTGATGTTTATAACAAGATTACGGGTGACAAGTTGGTTGAGATGTATCTTGACGATGACTTGGATGAAACCCTAAAGGTTGACCAAGAGTTCAACCAAGGTTCGTTCTTGTTGGCGGCAATGATTCCAACAACATATGAAAGGGTTTCAACTATGGGTACCGCAACATTATGGAAAATGTTAATGTTGGCTTGGTCTTATAAACATGGAATTGCCATTCCTGCCAAACAAGGTAAGACAGACTTCGTAGGAGGTCTTTCACGACTACTTAAAGTTGGTTACTCTAAAGATGTACTTAAGCTCGACTTCTCGTCTCTATACCCCTCTATTCAACTCGTACATGATGTATTTCCTGACTGTGATGTGACAGGGGCAATGAAAGGGATGTTAAAGTATTTCCGTGATACTCGTATCAAATACAAACAACTTGCTGAAGAGTTTTATGAAACAGACCGTAAGAAATCTGAATCATACGGTAACAAACAATTACCGATTAAAATCTTTATTAACTCCATGTTCGGTGCGTTGTCTGCCCCACAAGTTTATGCTTGGGGAGACATGTATATGGGAGAACAGATTACTTGTACAGGTAGACAATACCTTCGTCAAATGATTAAGTTTTTTATGACAAAAGGTTATGTTCCGTTGGTAATGGATACGGACGGTGTTAACTTCTCGACCCCATCTGATGCAAAAGACCGAGTTTATGTTGGTCGTGGATTAAATTGGAAAGTTAAGTTGGGTAAAGAATATTATGGTCCTGAAGCTGATGTTGCGGAATACAACGACATATTCATGAGAGGTGAAATGGCTCTTGATACGGATGGGGTTTGGCCTTCATGTATTAACTTGGCCCGTAAGAACTATGCGGTTATGGATGCTAAAGGTAAAATTAAACTAACGGGCAATAGTATTAAATCAAAGAAACTTCCATTATATATTGAGGCGTTTTTGGATAAAGGGATTAAAATGTTACTTCAAGGAGATGGTAAAGCATTTGTGGAATACTACTATGAGTACTTACAAACAATCTTTGATAAGAAAATACCTTTAAGTAAGATTGCCCAAAGAGCTAAGGTTAAGTTGTCAATGGAGGACTATAAGAAACGTTTAACAGAAAAAACTAAATCAGGTAACAGTATGAGTCGTATGGCTCACATGGAGTTGGCATTACAGTCAAACTTAAATGTGAGTTTGGGTGATGTTATTTTGTATGTTAACAACGGACTTAAGTCATCTCATGGTGATGTTCAGAAAAAAGGTGATGGTGTACAAATTAACTGTTATATGTTAGATAAAGATATTTTGGATAATGACCCTAACTTAACTGGCGATTATAATGTTCCAAGAGCAATAACAACTTTTAATAAAAGAATTGAACCATTATTGGTTTGTTTTAAAGATGAGATTAGAAACGCTTTAATTGTGAATGACCCTGAACAAAGAGGTATTTTTACAACATCACAATGTGAATTAATTAATGGTCAACCATTTGAAGAGTCAGACCAAGATAAGTTAGAAGATGTGTTAACCATAACCGATGCCGAAATGTCTTATTGGGAAAAACGAGGTTTAAATCCTGATTATATGTATGACTTAGCGGAAGAGGGGTGGCAAGAAAAGTTAAGAGTTCTTGAGACCGTCTGAAGATAATATATACCAATTACCTGTACAGAATCTAAATTCAATACAAGCATATTTGTCGGCAACAATTTCATCGTAGTCTTCATCAATTTTACCAATATCTGGTTTAATTATTATTCTTGTCATTGATTTTACCACAATGTGGTCAGTTGTTTTAGAATCTAAAATAACTGTAGATTCTGATACATTTCTAATGATAATACATTCTTCACCATTAGTTCTGTATTCTCTTTCAGATACAATTGAAATTTCTGATGTTTCTAATATTTCCCCATTAATTAATCTTGTAGATGGGATTGTTTTAATGATAGCCATAATTTTAAATTACATATATTTGACGGGGCATTGCTCGGAACTTCATTTGTTTATTTAAGTTCTCGGCTATTAATGCCTCTCTTTCCATAACTTTTTCAGGTCTTAGTCTTGTTAACCAACCTTCAGCCCCTGTAAGTTCTTCTATTAATTTTGTTTTTTCATCTTTACCTTCGGTCAACAAACTTGTGTAGTCCATGGTTAATTCTGAATCGGGAACTTTCAAGTTTCCACTATATTTTCCTCTAACTCTACCTAATGTTTCTTTAACATAAGCGGTAAACCATCTTCTAACCCATTGTTGTGCAGGTACGTTTAAGTCAGACCAAGTAAGTTCTTCTAATGGAACATCATTTGGTGATTTAATTACATCAGGATTATTTTTTAAACAATCGGCTCTACTGTCAGGTGTTACATCATAATACCAATACCACACAGCCCTACCAACATATTGACTATAGTTACCCCAATTAAATTGGTTACCAGGTGCGTTGTATAGTTGTAAATCTTTTTTACCATCAGGTAATGCTGTTATTCTATAAGTTAAAGAACCACCAAGAATTCTATTCAAGATGTTTGCTTCTTGCATTCTTATTAGATAATCAAACCCTGACATCATAAAATAAGAACCTTGGTATCCCATTTGAGCAAACCCCGCTTCGTTAGCACCAAGACCTACACCACCAAATCCACCAATACCACCCATACCAAATGCGGTAATAGGTTGATTGCTAAACCATAATACTTCATTAATTTCACGACCAGCTGGTATCTCGTAGTTTTGTTTGTTTTCCTCAAGAATGATATAATCTTTCTTTAATACCCAAGGACCCTCAGCTTGAAGTCCTACAATTTTTGAATATGAATATGAAAATTGTTGTTCAAAATCCATCGTTCTTGTAATCAATGCTCTTGATACAGATTTTTCTGTCATATTCAAGTTAACTAAGTTAACCCATTGACTATCAATCAACCAATTCAATATGTATTGTTCATAGTCTTGAATTGAAAGTTCCATTAAAGAATCCATCATTTCATCTTCAATTTCAACACTTCTAATTGGTGCACCCAATAAGTGTTTAACTCTTGTATAAATTTTTGACCTTTCTGGTTCTGGTATTACTGACATATCTAATAAATATCAATTAGTTTATTATTGTATATTATACATTAGTGAATCTAATGGAAACACAAAATTACCTCTAACAATTTTTGGTTTTTTATTAAAAATTAAAACGTTCTTACCTTTTTGGAAAATCATTAAATCTGTGTTATAAATTTTAACACTTGCGGTTCCCTCTAAAGTAATCCCATCTTCACCAATAATCATAGTTCTAAATGGTTTAATTTGACCAGTTAAAACTTCACCGTCTTTTGTTATTTCCAAATCAACTCCTTGGATTGCATCCCTTTTGTTTCCTAACTCACCAATCACTTCAATCTTAACATCTTTACCAAAATGTCTCTTGAGAATTGACGCGGTGATTTCTTCTCTTTTGGAACCAGCCTTGTCTTTTTCGGTTAAGGTTCTTAATAAGTTATGAAGAGTTAAACTATCCTTATCAAAGATTCTATATTTGAAGTGGTCTATTGCTTTAATAAATCTTTCAACCTCTTTCTTTTGTTCCATAGGTTTTTTATCCATGAAACTAATTGGTTGTTTGCCAGGAATTTTTGTAATAACCTGATTTAAATCTTTTAATAAAATACAAAAAGATGTGTAATTTGTGTTTAACTTATTGATAACTGACCTACCAGGTCCTTCAAGGTCATAAACACCAGGTAATTGGTCGTTCTCAGGCTTTACAATATAATTTTCAGGAAATACATCCTTCATTATTTTATTGATACCATTCATGTAAGTCCATTTAACATCTGAATTTACATTAAACAACATTCTGTAAAATTCATTTTCAGATTGAGAACACATTTCAGATTTACCTTCACTTAAAACTTGTTTCATTTTTGTTGATTCGGTAAGTTTTGTTTCAACTCTCATTTCATACATCTTGGTGACAAAATCCCAATTAACAACTTTCCAAAAGTTTGTGATATATTCGTCTCTTTTGTTTCTATATTTTAAATAATAAGCGTGTTCCCACAAATCTAATCCAAGTAAAGGAAATCCACCACCTTCAATCACATTCATTAATGGATTGTCTTGGTTTGGAGTTGACATAATTTTTAATGTATTATTTGATGTTAGAATTAACCACACCCAACCTGAACCGAAACGTTCTTTTGCTTGTTTTTCAAATTCTTTTTTGAAATTGGTGAAGGTCCCCCATTGTTTGGTTATCTTTTTATAAAGTTCACCGTCAAGTTTTTTAGGGTCAGGAGTTAACATGTTCCAAAACAATGCGTGGTTAAATGCTCCACCTGCGTTGTTTCTTATTGTCTTATCAAAACGACTGATTGTCTTGATAATTTTTTCTAAATCTAAATCTCCGTATTTCTTTTTAGCTAATGCGTCGTTTAGTTTATCCACGTACCCTTTATAATGTTTATTATAATGAAAGTTCATTGTCTCTGGGTCAATAAACTGTTTGAGGGCTGTATAGGAGTAAGGTAGTTTTTCTATTCCTATTTTTTTCATTTCTGTAATCAACAACTTCTTTTCTTGGTTAACGTGGTTTTCAAGTATTTGTGTTTCTAGTTGTTGGATTTTCTCTTGTGTCTTTTTCATAAATTTGGATTATCCGTTATATATAAATAATCCGTAGTTGCCTAATTTCTCAGATTATTAATTCTTTGTAGAATTTCTTCTGCTGCGTCGGCGGGATGTTGGTTGTCACCCATTACTGTTGCGATGACTTGTTTTTTGTTGTTTAGGATATCGTAGATGATTCCTTCTATTGTGTTTTCAAAAATTGGATAATAAACCAAAACATTATTTTTTTGTCCGTAACGATATGCTCGGTCTTCTGATTGGGCGTGGTCTGAAGGTAAAAACGACAGGTCATTCATAATAACGGCTTCCGCAGCGGTTAATGTAATACCAACACCTGCGGCTTTAATATTACCCACAAAAACTTTAACTTTTGGATTATCTTGGAATTGGTCAACCGAATGTTGACGTTCAGGTTTTGACATTGAACCATCAAGTTTAACTGCGGATTTTCCAAAATGTTCGGTAATTTTATTTAAAGAATCTGTAAAGTTACAGAATATGATAACTTTTTTATCTTGTTCTAAAATGTTTTCGGCAAGTTCAATTGTTTGAGCAATTTTTTCATCGGCAATAATTTGTCTAACTTTTGTTAGTTTTGAGAATTGAACCGTAAGTGATTTTGATTCTTCAGGGTTCTTGTCGTACCAATCGTAATACTCCCCCATTACTTCCTCATATTGTTTTGATTTTAATCTTAAGTAAACAGGTGTAATAATTTTGTCAGGTAGGTCAAGAACATTTTCTTTTAATCTTCTTAAAGTTAATCCTAATGTTCGGTCTCTTAACTCTTCCAAATTTGATGCTCCTGTTACATTCCAAACTTTTCTCCCACCAACATTAAATTGATAACCTTGACAATATCTGATTGCGTATGCCATCCAATTTTTTGCTACAGGTGAATCAATTAAACTTAATAAATTGAAATAATCTATTGGTCGTGATGTCATTGGGGTTCCCGTCAATAACCAAAGTCTGTCGGTTTTTTTAACAATGTCGTTGATTAATTTTGTTCTTTGAGCTGTAGCATTCTTGATATAGTGTGCTTCATCAACAATGACCAAATCAAAATTGGAAGCAAGAATTTGCGACTCATCTTTCTTCTTAGTGTCATGGAAATTTTTAATAATATCGTAGTTTATGATAACAAAATCTGCTTCAGTACTAAAGTTTTTACTTTCGGCAATGAATACAGTTTTATCTGAATAGTTTTCAATTTCACGTTTCCAGTTAATTTTCAAAGTTGCTGGACAAATAATCAAAGCCTTTTTGGACCCTGCCTCTAATGCCGCAATAATTGTTGAAGTTGTTTTACCAAGACCCATATCATCAGCCAAGATAAACTTTTTATTTTCAACTAATTTTTGGATTGCTTCTTTTTGATGTTCAAGTGGTGGACGATGGGAGTATTTTGAATAATCAATTACAACATCTTTAACAGAATTATCTTTTATGATTGCGGCTTTTGGTAACCAAAAATCGTGAAGTTCTTCACTATCAAAAACTTTACCCCAAATGTGGTATGCCTTTTCTTTATCCGCCAATAACTTTTCAACCCAAACTTTTTGTGGTATTTCTGTGTATAGTTTGTCGTCAGCCAATTTCTGAGCAAAATAGGCGTCAAGAATCACCCACTTCTTGGCAACCTTTGGTTGTTTATCGTGAAATGATATAATATATTCCGATTGGCTCCTTGTTGGGTAGAATTTTTTGTTAATCTGTGATTTACGTTTTAATTCCAAAAGATAGTTATTACCACCCTCATAGACCTCAAGAATCGCCATCGCTTTTGACTCCAAACTTATTTCCATTCTTTTTAATAAAAGTTTGTATTAAATATAGTTGAAGTTTGAGTATTTATCAATATATGCAAAAATTAGTTCCAATTACAAGATTAGGTAAGTTTTTTGGCGGAGAAGACTACGCCTTGGATACCAATATGGGTCAAGAGTGGTTAGAAGGTGATATGAACTTCACGGTTGTGTTATATCGTATTGACCGATATAAAACAAAGACTGATAGTGTATATGGTGAGGTTTTAGAAGATGGAATACAATTCTTGGCACCTATTGAATTAAAAGGTCTTGTTCAGGTTATGGCTCCAACCAATAAATTTTTGGGTAATTCTAGGGTTGAACAACAAGAACCTGGTAATATGAAATTCTCGGTTTATCAAAAACAACTTGATGATTTAGGCGTTGAGATTTTTCAAGGTGATTATCTTGGTTATTATGAAACAGAAGACCGAGTTAGATACTATTCTGTTAGTGATGACGGATACGTAAGGTCTGACAATAAACATACATATGCAGGTTACAAACCGTTCTATAGAACAATTGTTGCAACATATGTTAGTGAAAACGAATTTAGAGGAATTTAATGAAAGTTGTAATTACCGAATCACAATTTGATTCTTTATTTATTGGTAAAAAAGTTATGGTGTATTATAATTTACACAAACATACTTTTTCAGTTACCTATGACAGTAAAGTTATTATGTATGCAGATTATGTTAAATTGGGTGATGTTGAATTTAGAGTTAGACAAGGTGGTAAAGAAAAAGTTCGTTCTGAAAAATCAAAAAATGTTCACGCATTTGTGATTGGAAAATTATTGGACTATTGTGAATATCCTTGTGATGAAATGCCAACACCATCATCAGATAAAGTTGTAACATATAACCCATACAAACACGATACATTTGTATTTAAGGATACAGAAGAGCCTGTTTATTATGCACAAGAAGTTGATATGATAAACGCAAAAGATAAACTATTTGTTGTAAAATAAAATAATGCCATTACCTAAAACTATAGTTAAACCAACCTTACCTTTAGTACCAAGAAAAGTTTTATCTGAAAGAAGAGAACAACTTTTAGAGTATATTAAAGAGGACGGAACTTATTTACCTAAGTCGGTATTACACGCTGATTTGGATAGGGGTATGTTGGATTTTGTTAAAACAGAACTTGAAGTTGTTACTGCAGGAAAAATTGTACCTATGTTGGATATTATTATTACAACGCAAAACTGGTCACAATATTTAGAAACTTGGAAGTTTGTGGATTTAGATTACAATCCGTCACCACCATTTATTACGGTTGTTAGACAACCTGAAGTTAAGTATGGTACAAACCCATCACTTCAATATACAATTCCAAATAGAAAACAATTTTATTATGCATCCGTTCCAACTTGGAATGGTAATGAACAAGGTATGGACATTTATACAATTCCACAACCTGTTCCTGTTGATATCAAATATAGTGTTAAAATTATTTGTAACAGAATGAGAGAGCTTAATCAACTTAATAAAGTTGTTATGCAAACATTTTCATCAAGACAGGCATACACATTTATTAAGGGTCAATACGTTCCAATTATTTTAGATAATGTTTCAGACGAATCTCAAATGACTATGGACGCAAGAAAATACTATATTCAGAATTATGACTTTACAATGTTGGGGTATCTAATCGATGAGGATGAATTTGAAATTAAACCCGCAATTCAAAGAATAACTCAATTAATTGAATTAGACACTACAACAAGAAGACCAAGAAGAAACAAATATCCTGAAAACCCAAATGAGTTTGAATCTAATTTTTTATTTGTTTCAGGTAATACAACATTAATTGACATGATTGACTTTAGTGCGGACATGTCTCTTGTGGGAACAGATAATGTTGATACATATGATGTATACATTAATGATGATTATTATGGTAGTGATGTTTCAGTAATTCAAATTACAACTAATGATATTCTAAGGATTGAAGTTACAAAGATTGATAATACTCAAGAATCTAAAATTACTTTTAATAGTAAGTTAATTTAATCCTCTCCGTATATATCTTTTTTTTCTTTGCATTTTTCAATTATTAAATTTTCTAAAAACTTATAAATCTTAATTCCCCTCTTATCACAGTACTTTTTCAGTATATCATGTGATTCAGGGGATATTTTTATGTTCTTGATTTCTTTCTTTGTTTTCATGGTGAGAAAAAAGGTAGAATTAATTCCTACCGTTTATAAATACTTACCCAAAAGTAAAGTTTTTTCACATAATAATGAATATTTATCTATAAAATAAATCTGTAACAGAATAATTTAATAATGGCAACAGCACAAGCAAATCAAAAAGTATTCGTATCACCAGGCGTATACACATCTGAAACCGACTTATCTTTCGTAGCCCAAAGTGTGGGTGTAACGACTTTAGGTCTTGTTGGAGAAACAATAAAAGGTCCAGCATTCGAACCAGTATTCATAACGAATTATGATGAGTTCCAAGCTTATTTCGGGGGAACAGAACCCGTTAAGTTTATTAATACTCAAATACCAAAATATGAAGCAGCATACATTGCTAAATCATATTTACAACAATCAAACCAATTGTTTGTTACCAGAGTTTTGGGTTTATCGGGTTATGACGCAGGTCCTTCATGGTCTCTTAGTGTTACAGCCAATGTAGACCCAACGACTATTGGAAACCCATCTGTTGGTGTTTCATTTACAGCAACTTTTACAGGTTCCTCGACAGGGAATACAATTGAGTTTGTATCAGGGTCGTTACCCGTTGAAGTTAGTGCAAATTTAAACGTACAATATAGATTACAAGACGGTACAACATCGACATTACAAGACGATTTTAACACCTATTTAGATGGTATTATGGATATACCATCAACATCTGCAACTACTGCAGTTATATATGGTGCAATTCCTGAAACTGATTATCAAACTTTAACTAGTACATACACAACTGATTATAGCCCATATGGTTGTGAAAATAATTTTACTCAAAATGAGTTAACTGAAGGAGCTAACGATTCTTGGTATTACGCAAACTTTGAGTTTGAAAACAATGACTCAACAACAAACAATTATACAGGTTATTCATTCTACTATACAGTATCAAACTTAGTTTCAGGAGCATCTAACACATTTACAGGTACTATTGTTGGTAATTCATACACATTTACAGGTACTGCATACACAGAATTTAATAATATGATTGTAGGTACTATTCGTTCAAGAGGTGTATCTTTATTTCAAAATAGTAGTACAAGTGAAAATCACGGGCCAGTTTACCAAGTAAGTGGTCTTACAGATTTACAATTAGTGTGCACAGGACAATATTCAGGTATTACAAAATCACCTTACTCAACATTTTTATTATCGGGTATAACTAGAAATGATGAAACATTCACATTTGAAACTTCGTTAATGGCTTCTTCTGCAAAATACATAACTAAAGTATTGGGGGTTGATAATTTTGGTAAATCAAGATTTGAAGTTCCGATTTATGTTGAGGAGGCTTACCAAGCATCATTAAACTACGCTTACAATGAAGGTTATATTCGTGGTTTAGCTTGTGGACTAATAGCATTACCTGAAGCTAGAAGTGAACAATCAACTTCAATTGCATACAATTTAGAAAGATATCAATCACCCGAAACTCCATTTTTAGTTTCAGAATTGAGAGGTAATAAAGTTTACAATTTATTTAAATTTATTTCAATTTCTGATGGTGATTCTGCAAATACAGAAATTAAAGTATCTATCGCTAACTTATCATATAATAATATGTCATTTGATGTGTTAGTTAGAAATTTCTTTGATACTGATGCAAACCCTATTGTTATTGAAAAGTTCACAAATTGTAATATGGACCCAGGTTCAAATAACTTTGTCGCTAAAAAAATAGGTTCTTCTAACGGTGAATTCGCATTAATTTCAAAATACCTAATGGTGGAAATGGCTGATGAAGCTCCAATTGATGCATTACCTTGTGGATTCTACGGATATACTCAAAGAGAATATTTAGATTATAATATTTATCCTTCACCATATCCAAAATATAAAACAAAATACTATTTCCCTGGTGAAGTAATTTATAATCCTCCTTTTGGTACAAACGCAGGTGGAGCACCAGTTGAATCTGCAGGTGATATTGTTAGAAGAAGTTATTTAGGATTTTCAAGTCAATTTGGTATTGATGAGTCTTTCTTAACATATAAAGGTAAACAAAATCCTTCAAATTGGATTTCAAATCCTTTAGTTGAGGGTCAACGTTGGAATGTCATCAGTAAAGGTTTCCATATGGACTCAGGAGCAACTGTAGTTACAATTGGAATCTCGTCAATGTCAAGTGGTGAAACTGCGTTTGAGTGTGGTGTTGCGGAATTTAGAGAAGACCCTGAAACTCAAGAAAACCCATATTACTTCATATTTTCAAGAAAATATACTGTATGTTTCGCAGGTGGATTTGATGGATGGGACATTTATAGAGAATGGAGAACTAACCAAGATAGATTCCAATTAGGAGCTACAGGTTATTTAGCGGGAGCATCTCCATCTTCAAGATACCCAACCGCAACAGGTGAAGGTATTTTTAAAAGAATTGTTATAGAAAACAATACTCAAGATTTTGCAAATACCGATTACTACGCTTATTTACTTGGTATATTAACGTTCTCAAATCCTGAAGCAACAAACATTAACGTGTTTGCAACTTCAAGTATCGACTATGTTAACAATTCAAACCTTGTTGAAGAGGCGATTGACATGGTACAATTCTCAAGAGCTGACTCGGTTTATATAGCTACAACTCCTGACTACAACATGTTTACTCCTGACGCAACAAATCCTCAAGACATTATTTACTCGCAAGAAGCGGTTGATAACTTGGATAATACAGGAATTGATTCTAACTATACAGCAACTTACTATCCTTGGATTTTAACAAGGGATACAGTAAATAATACACAAATTTACTTACCACCAACTGGTGAGGTTTGTAGAAACTTAGCGTTGACAGATAACATTTCATTCCCTTGGTTCGCATCTGCGGGTTACACAAGAGGTCTTGTTAATTCAATCAAAGCGAGACAAAAACTTACACAAACAGATAGAGATACATTGTATCAAGGTAGAATTAACCCAATTGCAACTTTCTCTGACGTTGGAACAGTAATTTGGGGTAATAAAACATTACAAGTTGCGGACACTGCACTTAACAGATTGAATGTAAGAAGATTATTACTTCAAGCACGTAAATTAATTTCAGCAGTTGCAATTAGATTATTGTTTGAACAAAATGACCAAGTAGTTAGACAACAATTCTTGGATAGTGTTAACCCTATCTTAGATTCAATTAGAAGAGATAGAGGTTTGTACGATTTCCGTGTAACTGTATCTTCAACACCTGAAGATTTAGACGCTAACAGACTTGTAGGTAAAATCTACTTAAAACCAACGAAGGCATTAGAATTCATTGACATTGAGTTCTTCATTACTCCAACAGGAGCTTCGTTTGAAAATATCTAATAAATTTAACGGGGATACTTCGGTGTCCCCTTTAATTGCCAAAGTATGAAAAGACAAATTAAAGAAGGTTTTAAAGGAGAAGGGACTCCAGACATGAAATATTACGCTTTTGATTGGGATGACAATATTGTTCATATGCCAACAAAAATTGTTGTAAAAACTGAAGACGGCGAAGAAGTTGGTATGAGTACTGACGATTTTGCCGAACATAGACACGATTTAGATAAAACCCCTTTTGAATATAAAGGTGATACAATTGTTGGTTTTGCTGAAGACCCTTTTAGAAATTTTAGAACCGCAGGAGATAAAGATTTTTTAATTGATGCGATGAGAGCTAAAGAAGGTCCCGCATTTGGTGATTTTAGAGAAGCAATTAATAATGGTTCAATTTTTTCAATCATTACCGCAAGAGGTCACAATCCTGAAACATTAAAACAAGCAGTTTACAATTATATTATTAGTGGGTATAATGGTATTGATAAAGACCAACTAATTAAGAACCTTAAAAAATACAGGACGTTTGTCGGTGAAAAAGATATGGATGATGATGATTTAATTAAATCATATTTAGAACTAAATAAGTATCATCCTGTGACTTTTGGAGAAGGAAGTGCTGCCAATCCTGAAGAATTAAAAGTTAAAGCAATGGAAAACTTTGTTTCTTATATAAAAGGAATAGCTGGTGTTCTTAATAAGAAAGCATATATTAAAAATGAAATTTCTAATAACTTTATTCCAATGGAACCCAGTATAGGATTTTCAGATGACGATATAAGAAACGTAGAAGTAATGAGTAAACATTTTAAAGATAAACCAGATAATATAGTTAAGACTTATTCTACTGCTGGAGGCATTAAAAAGGAATATAAATAAAGAATAATCTCACAGAAAAAAAAGTAAAGAGAAAAATTTTTTAACAAGACTATATTTATAGATATAAACAACAAAAAAACTAAAAAAAATTAAAATAACATGGCTGATTTATTAATGAAAATGCCGATACCTTACGAACCAAAACGTCAAAATCGTTTTATCCTAAGGTTTCCATCAAGTTTAGGTATTAACGAATGGTTTGTAGAGTCAACGGCTAGACCACACATTACAATTGCACCAGTTGAGATACCGTTCTTAAACACATCTACTTACGTTGCAGGTAGATTCAACTGGCAAACAATTCCAGTTAAATTCCGTGACCCTATTGGACCATCAGCTGCTCAAGCTCTTATGGAGTGGGTTCGTTTACATGCAGAATCAGTAACAGGTCGTATGGGTTATGCTGCGGGTTACAAAAAAGACATCGACCTTGAAATGTTGGACCCAACAGGAGTTGTTGTTGAGAAATGGATTCTTTATGGAACATTCTTAACTGATGTTAACTTTGATTCGTTAGCATACAATACCGATGGATTAGCAACAATATCTGCAACACTAAGAATGGATAGATGTGTGTTAGTTTACTAATACTATTTACAAATTTTCAAGTATAATTATATTTAACCGTAAAGCGATAAACTTTACGGTTAATTTTTTTATATGGACACACAATCAAACGACTACGGTCAACAAAATTTTACATTACCACACGATGTGGTACCTTTACCATCACAAGGTATTTTTTATAAAAATAAAAAGAAATCACTTAAGATTGGTTATCTAACTGCTTCAGATGAAAATATTTTAATGGGTGGAGGTCAAGATTTAACATTAAATTTATTACGAGCAAAAATCTATGAACCTGATGTTAGAGTTGAAGATTTACTCGAAGGAGATGTTGAAGCTATCTTAATTTTTTTAAGAAATACTGCTTTTGGTCCTGATATGTCAATATCAGCAACCGACCCTGGAACTAAAAAACAATTTCAAACAACAGTAATGTTAGACCAATTATCTATCATTAATGGTCAACAACCAAATGAAGACGGAACCTTTACTGTTTTCCTACCTAAATCTCAATCAACAATTAAAATCAGACCATTAAATTATGGTGAAATTATGGAGATTGCAAGATTATCTGAAACATACCCTCAAGGTAGGGTAGTTCCAAAAGTTACTTGGAGAATGCAAAAAGAAATTATTGAGGTTGACGGCTCAACCGACAAAGCCGTTATTGCAAAATTTATTGAATCAATGCCAATCGCCGATTCTAAATTTATTAGAAACTTTATGAATCTAAATGAACCTAGATTGGATATGACAAGAATGTTAATAGCCCCGTCAGGAGAAAAACTAACAGTAAATGTTGGGTTTGGGGCGGACTTTTTTCGTCCTTTCTTCTGATTATAGGAAAAGTCAAATAGATGAATTTTACTATTTGAATAATTTAATGAAAGTGACATACCAAGATTTTCAACAGATGCCAGTGTTTGTTAGAAAATATTTACTTGATAAATGGATTGAAGAACATAAGAAGGACTAAAAAATTAGTCCTTCTTCTATTTATATAGATACTATAATTCAATTATATGGCAGAAGGAGATGTAGATAAAAAACTAAGCGCTGATAAACAGGCGGTTACCGATATTAATAATACCATTAAAGAGGCTCTTTCACCTATTAAGACCTTAAGTGAGGCATTAGGTTTAATGGTTGCTCATGCGGATAAACTTAATAAAAGTTTTGGACTAGGCAGGGCAAGAATTGAAGAGATGAAAGTCGCCTTTACGGATGCGGCTGCAGGTGTTGAAAAATTAGGTGGGACTTTAGATGATGTTTCGAATACTATTATAGAAATTGCTTCGGCATCAAATAGAAACGTTATTGAAAATGAAAAAGTTATTAGTGAATTATATGCAGCATCAAAAGTTTTAGATACTACAGCAGGAGCCTTAGTTAGTAAGTTTAAAGATGTTGGTTATGAAACATCTCAAATAGGTCCAAATTTAAACGAATCTATTGAATATATTCAAAGTGTTGGATTAAACGCAACCAAAGTGATGAAAGATGTTTCAGATAACATGGGACAAATGAATCGTTATCAGTTTGAGGGAGGTGTCCAAGGATTGGCGAAAATGGCTGCACAAGCTTCAATGTTAAGATTTGATATGAAGGAAACTTTTCAGTTTGCTGAAAAAGTATTGACACCTGAAGGTGCGATTGAAACAGCAGCTGGAATACAAAGATTGGGAGTTTCTATGGGGGCTTTGGCTGACCCATTTGCATTGATGAACGCCTCAATTAATGACCCATCAGGATTACAAGATAGTTTAATTAAAGCAACAAAACAATTTACTGAATACGACGAAAAGACAAAATCATTTAAAATTAACCCACAAGGGGTTTTAACTTTAAGAGAACTTGCCAAAGAAACTGGAACAAGTTTTGAAAACTTATCAAAATCTGCATTGGCTGCTGCTGATTTGGATAAAAGGTTATCTGAAGTTAGTGGTGCGGGTCTTAAATTTGAAAATGAAGAAGATAAACAATATCTTGCAAACATTGCAAAAATGGGTAAAGGTGGTAAATATGAAGTAACACTTAAAGATGGTGTTACAAAAGAATTACAAAATCTTAACCAAGAAGAATTTGACGAATTAATTGAACAACAAAAAAATGCACCAAAAACAGTAGAAGACATTCAACGAAGTCAACTAACCGCCTTACAAAGTATGGCTGCAGATATGAAAGCAATGGTTGACGCTGGTAAGTTTGGAGTTGTTTCAACTAAGGAAGTTAGTACTAATATTGAAGGTTTAAGAAATATTTTCACTAAATTTGGTGATGTATCACAAAAATCATTACCAAAAACACCTGAAGTTAGAAAAAGTGTTAGTGAAGCTATAGGTGAGATGAAAACTTTATTTGGTGAAGCACAAAAAGGTGGGATTAAATCAGAGGACTTTATTAACAATCTTAAAAATATTCAAGACGGTTTATTAAAAAAGGGTGAAAGTTTAGGGGGTGATTCATTAAATGCAATAAAAGAAGTTCTTAAAGAAACTGCATCAAGTCTTAAAGGAACAAGTATGGTTGAAACATGGTTTAAAAATAATTTATTAGATGGTTCAAAACCAACCACAACACCAACAACACAAACAAAATCTCCAACAACGGCTAAGCCTTTAACAAGAGATGCTGTAATGGGTAAAGGTACCGCTTCAAAAAATTATGCTGATAGTATTTCACAAACAAAACAAGTTAATTCACAAGTTGATTTTGGGGGTACAATTACAATTAAAGTTGATGCCCCTCCTGGTGTTAGTGAACAACAATTTAAAACATATTTTGAGTCGGATGAATTCAAAAAAAAGATTTACGAATATTACAATCAAAAGGCAAAAGAGTTAGAAAGAAGATAAATGTCTAACAAAAAAACACCATCAACCTATTTATTAATAAAAGTATAAATGGGTAGTCCATTAGATTATATAAGCACAGAAGGTTTTAGAAAAAAACTAATTACAAGGAATTTAGTGCCTTATGCTAAGTCCCCTACTAAAGTTACGCCTCCGACAACTTACGAAATAATTCAATCCGATTTTTCAGTAGTTGATAGTCCTGATGGTCTTATTGATACAACTTTTTATGCAGATAAACAGTATCCACTTAATAAGTGGGGTAACGACGGAGGTTACCAACTAGTACCTGATATTAGTGGAAACTTAAATACTGTATCAAATAAAGGTGAATACGGCCCAGGTCAACAAGATGCTAACTTAATTGATGAAGCACAGATTGCGTCAAAAATTGGATTTGGGGCTATCGCTCCAGCTTGGATACCACTTAATGCTTTTGGTAATGGAGGGTTAGACCAGTATGACGCAGGGGTTTATATTACAACACCTGATACAATATCAAGTTCAATACCTGGTGGTGTAAGACAGTTATATAATAACCAACCTTATCCAACGACTTTTAATCCTTCATCGTATACTCCATTATCTATTCTATTAAACCCAAACCCAACAGGTAGTAATGGATTACTAAGTCAAGATTCGTTTATTGCTCGTTTAGGTGCAAGAACGCTTAAAAGAGAATTTGAAGAAAGAATTGGTAGAGCGATTGTTAGAGAAACTATTGGCCGTGCTAACTTTTTAAATATTAATAGTAGTACTAATGTTGTTAATATTCTAACGGGTAGAGTTCCGTTAATTGAACCTAATTATCAAATTACCGTTCCCGCCAACCCTATAACCGCAGCAGCTGATTTTGGACTTAGATTGGGTGGCAGTCTTTTACCTTTTTCATTAATACCTGGTTCATACTTTGACCCAAATATTAATCCTGGCCAACCAACAACAATTGGACAAGCGTTATTGGCAAATCCACTTGCGGCCTTAGGTAACCTAACAAACAAACTTTTAGGTGCGGGTAAAACAGGTACACAAATATTTTACAACAATACTGGCGCTGGACAAAAATCTATATTGTGGAAAAACATTAACTACAATAGATATAAGCCAAATTACGATAGAACATTACTTGACAGATTAGGAGGTGCGATTGTAGGGACCGAAACAAACAATGCTAATTTTTATATTGGTTCAACAACATCAGACCCATCAAGAGTATTCTCACCAAGTAGAGCTTTACCCGTAGACGCGTTTGGTAATGAACAACAATCACCTGTATACGGGCCACATGAGTTGGCACAGTTATATGAAGGTCCAAGTAAGGAAATTCGTTTAGGCGCTAATGGCCCAACATATAGTAATGGTGGAGGTATTGAAGGTGGGTTCACTTGGGTGTCTCCAAAATACAAAGGAAACGCGGGTAAGAAAGTAGGTGTAGGTGGGGTTATATTGGACCAAGATGAGGACTTTAAACCCTCATCATATAATACAACAGAATCTACAGAAAGAACCTTTAAAGAAGGTTCAATCCTTGATGACACCCAAAGAATTATTAATAGCCAACCTGAAGGGGGTAAAAGATTACAACACGTTGGTAATGCAATAGACCAAGTTAGTAAAGTATTCCATGATGGTTATAAAGAATTAACTAAAGGTTCAAGGGTTATACAATATACAGGTGCTATTGGACAAGAAGTTGGAACTGAATATTGCAGAGTTTTTACTAAAGATGTTCCGTATCTTCAATATAATGACCTACAAAAAACAGATGGAATTGTTACTGAAGGTAGAAGATTTTCATATTCGGTTTTAGATAAAACATATAATCTTAATATTGCGCCTAATAAACAAGAAGGTGGTCAAGATTCAACCAATTTAATTGGAACGTATAATAATGCTTACGCTAAGAAATATATGTTTTCAATTGAGAACTTGGCTTGGGCAACCTCAAATACTCCAGGATTTTCAGTCGCTGATTTACCTGTTTGTGAAAGAGGACCAAACGGAGGTAGAGTTATGTGGTTCCCACCATACGGATTAACCTTTAGTGAAACCGTACAAGCGAATTGGCAACCTAATGAATTTATAGGTAGACCAGAGCCAATATATACTTACAAGAATACTACTAGAACAGGTAATTTAACTTGGAAAATAGTAGTTGACCATCCATCTGTATTAAATGTTATCGTTAATAAAGTTTTAGCTAACGAAACAAATAAGGTTAGGGTAGACAGTATTTTAGAATCGTTTTTTGCGGGATGTAGAAAATATGATTTGTATGAACTTGCGAAAAAATATTATACAATATCACCTAACGATTTATTTGATATACAACAAGCTATTTCATCAAAAGAATTAACAAGAGAACAATTAGAGTATACTATTAATACAATTACGACAACTCCTGAATTATCTAGTGATACAGGAACTGGAGGTTCTCCCGAAGCAACACTTAAGACATTTGAAAATGTAGGTTTTTATTTTAATAACGATAGACCATTAGAGTTTAACCAACCTTTTACTCCATTGTATGAGGACTATATTTCAAAAAAGGGAGACTATCAAAAGTTATCTCCAACAACTTCAGGTCAAACAAGTTCGTTTTTTGATAGTGTTGTTATATCTAATAAACAAAAACTTGATACTTTAATTGATGCGTTAGAAAAAGAATTTATAAGTAACACTAACTCTGAAGGTAAGATAGAAGGTGTTGTAACAATTACAATTGATAGTAGTA